CTGGTACTTATAGTGTAAAGACACAGAGAAGAACTGGAAGTCGTGGTGTTCAAAAATCACAAGATGAGAAAATGGCTCGTTATATAGCAATAAAAATATTGAGAAACGGATTAAGGGCTCAACCATTTTTAATACCAGCTTATGAGGAGGAAAAACCAAAATTGTTTGAACGATTAAAAAAGTTAATAGATGCTAAATCCTAATGTTGAAATAAAGAAATGGTTTTACACCCATTTAGCAAGTGCCACTGGATTGAGTGTATATGATGGTTTTGCCCCAGATAATGCTGGGAGTGAATACATCATTTTAGATAGTAGAACATCATCACAAGAGGATGGCAAAAGTGGTTATACAAACTCGATTTCTATTGGCGTGGACATTGTCACAAAAAATGCTAACTTTGGGTATAAACGATCCGAAGAAATAAGCAATTTGGTGTTAACGGAAATCAATTCCGATACTGATATAACATTACCAGCTGGATGGGGTTCCACCAGTTTGTTTGTTCAAAGTATAAGAAACATTGACGGCTTAAACCCTTTAGACAACGTTTTTAGGACATTAATAACATATAATTTAACAATAACTCAAAATTAAATACAATGGCAGAAACTAAAGTATCAGCAAGGGATTACATCTTATTAGCTGACATAGACAACGATGGCACATTTAAGCCAGTTGCTTGTTTAACTTCAAACTCATTAACATCAACTGTAAACACAATTGATGCAACATCTAAGTGTGGAGATCAATTCCAACCTGGTCCAGCATTCAACCAATCTTTTAGAGGAGAGGGGTTTGCTATCGATGAGACTGGAACTCCAGCTAAAGACTCTTATCAACAACTTTACACGGCTCACGCTGCTGGTACTATTTTCCCAATGAAAATGGGTAAGGCGAGTCCAGCTGCTGGAGACATCACTTACTCTGGAACTGTGTTCATTAGCAACTTTGATGTAAACGCTGCTGATAAAGATGATGTTAAGTTTAGTGCAACATTTGTTGTGGCTTTACCTCCATTAACACAAACCGAAACAGTATAATAAATAAAAAAACGTTATGTTTAAATTAGTATTGAAGAACAAAACCATTGATTTAAAATGGGGTACTTGGGCTATGCGTGAGTTTTGCAAACAAAACAACATCACAATTGACAAGTATTTTGAGACCTTAAGTAAGACACAATTTGACCTGGAATTGATTGTGCAATTAGTGCACATTGGTTATAAGGCAGCTTGTGTAAGTAACAAACAAGACATCGTTTACACAGATGTTGATGTTTGCGAATGGCTTGATGAAATTGGATCTGTTTTTGCAACGGATGGAGAGTTGGTAAACTATGTCAAATACATTGTCGAGAGTACAATGGTTTCGGTTTCCGACAATTCCGAAGATGACAAAAAAAAAGATTAAAGAGTCTTACTTGGGATGATATTTTGGTTAAAGCTGCTGAATGTGGAATAAGACCATCGGAGTTTTGGGAAATGACTTGGAAAGATTTTTCCATTATTGTGATGGGCAAAGAACGACAAGATTTGAACGAATGGGCAAGAACAAGAAATCTTGCCTATATCGTTTATCTTTCTAACACGGCAGAAAGGTCGCCTAAATCGATGAGAGAGTTTTGGCATATCCCAGAGATTGATGATGTCGAAAGGGAGGAGGTTGAGATGATGACTCAAAATCAATTTATGGAAACATTAAAAATGTACGGAGCAAACTAAAAACAAATGGCACAAGAACAGTTACAACTCATTATAACGGCTGACAACAAAGAGGCATTAAAAGCCATTGAAGATTTAGCCAAATCAACGGAGGGTTTAAAGACCAGGTTTGTGCAAAATAAGGGAGCTACCGATGCAGCAACTCAATCCTTGATGAACTTATCAAGAGTTGCACAAGATGCTCCTTATGGTTTTATGGGTATCGCCAACAACATCAACCCATTGTTGGAATCATTTCAAAGATTAGGAGAACGTACAAAAGAATCTGGAGGGGCATTTAAAGCCTTAAAGGAAGCGATGGTTGGTCCAGCTGGTGTTGGTCTTGCCGTTGGTGTTTTATCTTCCGTTATTGTTAAATATGGCGATGCTATTGTTGAGGCAATGTTCAAGGTGTCCGACTTTGAGAAAGCACAAAAGGCGATGCGTGATGCATTAGCTGATAGTGTTAAGTCTGTTGCCGATGATATTGCTAAGAACGAGGCTTTATTGGCGGTTGTTACTAATGTAAACGAGTCAACTAAAAATAGACAAGCTGCATTAGAACAATTAAAAAGCACATACAAGGGTAACCTTGAATTACAAAAGACTGACATTGAAGATGGTGCCAAGTTGATTAATATTGTTAATCAAATATCGGAGGCTCTATTAAGAAAGGCAAAGATTGAGGCTTATGCTAAATTGATTGCCGAAGAACAAGCAAAAATTACAAGAGATCAAATTGCAACAGTTGAGGAACAAGTTGACAAACTTAGTATTTGGGAAAAATCAATACAAGTTGTAACTGGTGCATTTAAAAATATAGGAGGAGCAAATGTTGGGATTGCATTAAACTTAATTGACTCTGGGTTACAAAAGAACCAACAAGAAATTAAGACATCAACAAATGTTGTTAATACATTAACGGAATCTTTAAAGAAATTGACACAAGAGTCTGTTAACGCTGGGGATGCAATGTCAATATCAACTACGGCTCCAAAGAAAGTTAAAGAGAAAAAATCAAAACTTAAGTTTACCGATCCAGTTCTTTATGATGCTGATCTTGAGGAAATGATAAGAAAGCAAGATAGAGAATTAGGAATTGGAGGTCGCCCTGATATAATAGGAGACACATTCAAAACTGATACAGATAAAAACAAAGCGGCAAGTAAGTTAGGATTTACAAGTGGAAAGAAAGAACAAGATCAGTGGTTCAAAGATACCCAAGACAATTTTGATAAGTTGAATGAACAAGCGTTGCAATTTGCCGACACTTTATCATCAACAATTACTAATGCAATCATGGGAATGTGGGATGCCTTACAACAAGGAACTCCAGTTCTTGAGGCTTTAGGAAATATGTTTTTGGATTTGGCAAAGCAAATCGCTGCCGCTGCTATTAAAGCTGCCGTGTTTGCTACGATTTTAAATGTTGTCTTTCCTGGTGCTGGTGGGGCTGCATCCGCTGGAGGATTTGGAGGAATCTTCAAATCTCTTTTAGGAATCCCAACAACTAAGAATGCTGAGGGTGGAATAACTAACGGACCATCTTGGGGATTGATTGGAGAGGGCAACGAGAGAGAGGCAATCATGCCTTTAAGCAAATTAGGTTCAATGATGAAAAATACTTTTAATGCTGGTGCAATGAGTGGCAATGGTGCTGCTGGAGGTGGATCATTTGTATTAAGGGGCAATGATTTAGTTTTGGCTTTACAAAGGTCTAATTATTCATTAAATCTAAGGAGAGGAGCATAATGGCATACGCAAACAAATACAAGATAACTTTTGCCACTAAAACGAGCAAAACGGCTTATTTATACTTGCAAGAGGATGGGTATTCTGGTACTGTTTATGAATATCCTGGCAAGAGTTTACAATTGCAATATTTACCTCAATCGGATGATCCATTTGAACCAATATTTGCAAGTCAATTAAGTGTTACCATAGATGTTACCGATGATTTGGCTAATATGCCAAACTTGGTTACAATGAACGATAAAAAGTATTTTGCTAAACTTTTGTTAAATACAGATGTTGAATGGGTGGGTTATGCACTATCGGATAGTGTTGATTTGTCTTTCTCAACTGGTAGAAAAGAATTGTCTTTTGATTGTGTTGATGGATTAGGAATGTTGCAAGATGTGCCATTGCCAATACCAGACACGACAAACATAAACTTAAATAATAATCTTATTTATTTTATTGCGTTAGCGTTTAACCAATTGACTTTCCCTACAACTCCAAATATTAGAACGGCTTGTAATTTTTACTCAGCTGGTATGACAAATAGGGGGGCGAGTGCAAGTGCTGATCCATTTGCTCAAACTTATTTGCCTTATAGAACATTTGTTGATGAAAACTATTCCTATTTAGATTGCTTTAATACTATTAGAAACATTGTGCAATCTTTGGGATGTAGGGTTTTCCAAGCTGGAGGCAAATGGTGGATTGTTTCTATTAATCAATTTGCCAATGAGAATGTTGCTTATAGTGAGTACGATTATACTGGAACATTAAGCACAAGTGGAACATTTAATAATTTAAGCACAATTCAAGGATATTCTGGGAATACAAGTGGATTGTTTTTTGTTGATAATAGCCAAACAAAATTATTTAGGAAAGGTTATAACAGAGTCCAAAAGTCTAAGAGAGTTGAAATGAGTAACAACTACATTTCAAATGGTAACTTGAGACCTTTGACAAGTGGTTCAACTAATAGACCACAAAACTGGACTGTTGCTGCCTCTGGCACTGGTGCATCGGTTACTTATGTAAGCAATGCAAACGATACATCTGCAATAATTTACATGGATCGTGGCTCATCTGGTGGATATGCAAATCTTAAATGTAATGGTTTACCAAAAGTAAACGGACAAGAAACATTGAAATTTAGTTGGACATATAGGAGCCAAGATTTCACATTAAATGACATGAGAGGGTTTGTTTACCTAACAATTAATGATGGGTTACAGACTTATTATTACGATGGGGATGCTAAAAAATGGAGAGATACTGGAGGGGTTAACTATTATCAAGTACCAGCCCAAACATCTGGAACTAACTCAATCAATGAATTTAGCTTTAGTGTACCATCAACCCCAATCGCTGGGCAATTAGGCTTTGAATTTTGGCTTCAAACAATATCATGTAGAACTGTTGCCGTTAGTGATTTTAGATTGGAAATTGGGGTTGTTTATAGCCAAGTTGACTATGCTGGTTATTTAAACAATTCAAAACAATATGTTAAAGATGTTGATATTGCTTATGGATATTATTCTCCGTATGGTACATATCCAACGGAAGCTGGAATATTCCTTTTGAGTGATGGTTCAAAGGCTGCTGATTGGTATCAATATGGTAAAGCTGGAACCTACCCAAGTTTGGCTCAAATGTTAATGCAACAATACATGAACGTTTATGGAAAAAACATTATAAACATAGATTGTAGTCTAACAAGTTTTGCGACTACAAATGGTATTTTAAATGGTGCTAAATTGTTTAAAGCTACCGACACTGATCCAGCAATAGTAAATGTTGAGGGAAATTCTTATATGTTGGGAAATGCGACTATTGATTATGTGGAAGATACAACTCA